ACGGGGAATGCTTCTATTTCGCGCTAAACAAAGCCAAGAGCGCCAGCCGCGGCTTCAGCGAGCTATTCTCCCTGGCCGACTGGATCGATCTCTTTGACCAGATGATCTTCGACTTCGGCGACAAGGTCCGCTTTCTGAATAGCTTTGTGTGGCATTACACGCTGACCGGCGCCGATCCCAAGAAGGTGGACGAGTACAAAAACAAGCTCACCAAGGATCCTCCGCGCCAGGGGGGCGTGATCGTGACAAACGAGCAGGTGGCGATTCAGGCGCAGACGCCGGACTTCAAAGGCCAGGACATGGCGGCGGGCGCCGGCATGGTGAAGAAGTACGGCCTGGGCGGCGCGGGCATTCCTCCCGTGCTGATGGGCGATGGCGACGATGCCAACCGCGCGTCGGCTCTGGAGATGAATGCGCCCTTCACCAAGAAGATCCAGAAGCGGCAAAACCTGATGTCCCGCTGCATCAAGGCCGTGCTGAACTTCGTGCTCGATTGCGCGCAGCGCGCCGGCGTGCTACCGGCCGTCGTGGATCTGAGCTTCACGATCGAATTCCCGGAGGTTGCTGTCAAGGATCTCGAAAAGGGCGCGCAGACGCTTTCGGGCGCGGCGACGGCGCTGCTGACCGGCCAGCAGGAAGGATGGGTTACGGGGATCACCGCGGCTCGGGCTTTCCACACGCTGCTTGGCGAGATCGGCGTGGACATCGATGACAGCCAGCAAGAGTACACGGCCGCGCAGCAGGAAAAAGCGGATCGCGCCAAAAAGCAGCAGGATCAGTTCTTTCCGCAATCGCAGCTCGCCGATGCCCTGAACAAGCTGGGCAAGTCGCCCGTGCCCACGCCCAACGCGGCGGATGAAGCGGGCAATGGCCCCGACAACGATCAGCTTGATGCGGATGAACTCAAGATTGGGACGAAGTAATGGCTGACTCACGCGCACAGGCATACGCCGGGCAACTCGACCTGCTTACCAGGCAGGCCGAGGCTCTGACGCCCGAGGCGCGGATACGCATCGTGAAGCTGCTGGATGACGCCAACCGCGAGATCCTCGCCGATGTGGCGCGCAGCAAGCCGGAGAGCTACAGCTCCGCGCGGCTGCAGGCGCTGAAGGCCCAGGTGGATCGCGTAATGGCCGAGTTCGCCAGCCAGGCGGCAAGTCAGATCGATGACTTGGAAAAGAAAGCCTATGAGCAGACGGCCGTGCAGATCGACGCGACGGTCGCGGCTGCCTCGGGGACGCTGATGGTGCAACCGGTGGTCGACCAGGCGATGCTTCGCGTGGTGCAGGGTTACACGGCGGATCTGATTGGCGGGCTGACACACGACGCCAGCGCCAAAATCAACGCGGCTATCCAGCGCGGGGCGATGGGCGGCATGAATCTCCAGCAGCTCGTCGAGCAGATCGGCGGAATCCTGGAGGACGGGAAATTCTCCGGACTCTTCAGCCAGGTGGGCGAGCGGGCCATGAGCATCGCCACCAACGAAATCCGGCGGCTGCAATCGGTTGTGTCCATGGCGCGGATCCGTGACCTGGCGCCGCATCATCCCGGCCTCGGAAAAGGCTGGCGGCACATCCCTGTGGCGATGGTTCCGCGCATCAGCCACATCCTGGCCGGGCCGGCCAACGGAATCAAGCAGCCCGACGAGCCGTTTCTCGTGGGCGGCGAAGAGTTGCAATATCCGCGCGATCCCAGCGGATCGCCGGAGAACACCATCAACTGCTCTTGCCTTTTATACCCCGCGTTCAGCGCGGATCAACTGAAACCAACCGACGGTGAGCGCGAGCTGCTGAAAAGCTACGGGCTCTCGGTCGTAACCAACGCAGCGTAAGGAGGACCCCATGGGTTCTGCAGCCTCCACTCTCCCATCGAAGACGGCTCCGGCCGTCGTCACGCCCGCTCCGCCAGCGCACCTGTCGGAAACGGCCCAAAAGCAATGGACCGCGCTTTACACCAAGGCGCTCGCCCAGGCCAAGCTCGACTATCCCGATAACCCCGGCGCACAGCGCACAGCGGCTCTCAGGGCTGCGAATGCCATTCTTGCCGTGCCCGCGCCCACATGCGCAGCCGACATCGACAAGCTGGAGCCGTGGCAAGTGCTGCTGCGCTCCACTCGCACAGTTAAAGGCGTCCAGGTGAGCCTTTGCGTCACGACGGACGGCCGGAAATACAGCTTCCCGATCGCGGCGCCCGTTGATTTGCCGGCGATGAACAAGGCGCAGCTCGTCACTCACGCATTGGAAGTGCATGGCATCGAACTCGATCCCAACTTGAAGAAGGATGAGATGATCGCGGCCATCGCAGAAAAGGCGTCAAAGTAGCCCTCATTGGGCTGGCAGTATTCCAGATAAAACAGCTTCCACCGCTGCATCACGAAGCGGCGGCGGTGGAAGCAACAATGAGGCTTGAAATGAAGACCCTCCCCCAGTTTCTGCTTACGGCTGAAGCCGATCTTTCGCTTGACGAGCAGCAGCAGCTCATCAACGGCGAGCTGCGCGAGTCCTTTGGCCTGGATGAGTCGGGCTGCCAGCGGTTTTATCTCTTTGAGACTTTCGCGGATTACCTGATCGCGCGCGGTCCGGATGCAAAGCTCTTCCGCATTTCCTATACCATCGACGGCGACCAGGTCACTTTCGGCGATGCGCAGGAAGTCACCACGGCTTATGTGCCGGTGGCCGAGGCTTGCGAGTTCGAGACAGTCACCGAAGCCGACGGCGCTTCACCCGACGAAAGCAAATTCAAGATCACGATTCTCAAGCCGGGTTGGGGAACAGGTTCCCTGAGCGGCCAGAGCGTGCCGCATTACTACCCGCCCACATTTGTCGGCTTGATTGCCGAGGCGGCAAGCGGCAAACCCTTCGGCCGGAAGCATCCCGATCAGCGAAGCGCTGATCCTACCGGCGCATCGCAGCCCGAGCGCATCGCGGGCTGGATCGATGGCGCCGCCCTCGAAGGCACGCGCGCCGTCGGCTTCGTCAATCTCTTCTCTGCTGAATCCGATCTGCGCTCTCGCCTTGGCGAAGCACGCAAGGCGGGCAAGCTCAATCTCTTCGGCATCTCGATGCTGGCCAGCGTCGGCTATAAGCCCGGCGTGATCGAAGGCAAGCAATGCCTGGTGGCGGAGAATCTCGGCACGCTCTATTCCGTCGATCTCTGCGCAAGGGCCGGCGCGGGCGGCGAGTTCCTGACCGCCGCGGCCTTTGCGGCTAACGATGTTTCTGCGGCGCAACTGCGCGCCGTCAACGCGACAACCACTGCGATTTCTCCAAATCGCCCCAACCGCGGCGGCGCTGCCAGCGCTACCGAAGGAGCATCCATGAAGAAGTCCATCCTTCAACTGCTCGAAGCGCTTCGGCAGAAGAACGCCCCGCGTTGCGCCGAGCTGAGCTTGCAATTCAACACCGTCGCCGAGGCTGATTATCCCGCCTTTCTTGACAAGGTGACGAACGCCCTGACTGAAACGCCCGCGGCCCCTGGCCCCACGCTAGTGACGGCCGAAGCCGCTCAAACGCAGCTCGCCGAAGCGCATCGCATCCAGAGCCGCAACCGCATCGAGACCAGCCTTCTGGCCTCCAAGCTGCCAGTGCCGGCACAGGCCCTGGCTCGCACGCATCTGGAGATGGCGCTCACCTCCGAGGCCGATCTTCCCCAGGCGAAGATCGACACGGAAATCGCCAGCGTTCGCACAGCCTTTGCCGCGTTCAATAACGTGGGCAGTGTTCGTCCAAGCGCATGGAGCGTTCTCGACAGCGCCGACAAGATGGAGCTGGCCATGGAAGCGGCGATTGGCGTCAAGGAGGCTGTCGGCAAGGGAGTTCCCGCTTTCCGCAGCCTGCGCGAGGCCTATACCGCCATCACCGGCGATTACGATCTGGCGCGTCTATCCGGCGGCGCAGGTTTCTCCGGCCAGCGGATGTTGGCTTCGGAAGCCGTGTTGACCGGCGACTTCCCGAACATCCTGCTGAACTCGATGACCAAGCGGCTGCTGCAGGACTGGGCAGAGCTGGCCCTCGACGGATTGTCGAACCTGTACACCAAACAGTCCATCAGCGACTACAAGCAACAGGACCGGGTCCGCGAGGGCTACTTCAACGAGCTGCCGATCGTGGGTGAAGGCGGCCTCGGCGATGCCGGCAACACGGGCAACGGAACCGCGAGTTATCTCGAAGTGACGCGGCCCACCGACGAGCACATCTTCTACACGCTGCAGAAGCGCGGCGGAATGCTCTCCATCTCGGAAGAGACCATCCGCAATGACGATCTCGGCGCGATCTCCCGTTTCCCCGGACGCCTGGCGCGTGCCGGCCGCTGGACCCTGAAGAACTACATCACAGGGTTCTTCGTCAACAATCCCAACTACAGCGCGGACACGGTGGCCTGGTTCAACGCGGCTCACGCCAATCTGGGCTCTGCGGCTCTTTCGCAGGACTCTCTGATCGCGGCCGAGATCGCGCTGCTCACCCAGACCGAGAAGGATTCGGGCGAGCCGCTGGGGTTGCCGCTTGACTGGATCATGGTGCCTCCGGCC